TCCTGGCCGCGCTCGGGCGAGTGCGCGAGGTCGCGGACGGTGGCGATTGACCTCGGGCCGCTCGACGTCCGCGCGCTGACCCTGCGCCCATGGCAAGCGCGGGCGGCGATGGCGGTGCTAGGCGGCGAGCGCGGCGCGGCATGGGCCGGCGGGCGCGGCTCGGGAAAGTCGCTCGTGGCCTGCTACGTGGCGGCGATGGCGTGCTACCTGCGGCCGGGCGCAGTGGTCGTCCTCGGCATGGACACCTATCCGAGTCTGCGGGACGTGCACTTGCCTTTCCTGCGCGCCATGTGCCCCGGGCTCGGCGCGACCTACGCCACGACCGACACCGAATGGCGCTTCGGGAATGGGTCGGTGCTCCGCATGCGGCACCTCGACGTGCCCGGCGGGCCGGCGCTCGGGCGCTCGCCGCTCGAAGGCGGCAACGTCCACGGGCTCATCGTGGACGAGGCACAGAACGTGCACCAAGACTATTGGTCATTCGGCCTGCAACGCGCCCGCGTCGAGGTCGCCGGGTGGCGCCCGTTCATCGCGTGGTCGGGGCTTCCAATCTCGTCTTGGTGGGTCACGCGGGCGCAGTCGGCGGGGTGGCCCACATGGCGCCCGCGGACGCGGGACAATGCCGTCAACCTGCCACCCGGATTCGAGGCCGAAGTCCGCGCGTCGATGACCCCGGCGCAGGCGGCGGCCATGCTCGACGGCGCGGAACTCGCCGCGGAGGGCGCCATCCTGCGCGAGTATGTCGCGGCGGGCGAGGCGGCCGGCGGGCACTGGACGGATTGGGATCCGACCCCGGCGGCGTGCCGCTTCGTTCTCGCGCTCGACCCCGGAATTCGATTTCCGCATGCCGTCCTGGCGGCGCGTGACGACGTGGGCGACCGTTGGGTCATCGTCCGCGAGTGGGCGCCGGACGATGCGACCATCGGCGACCTGGCGCGGGCGATTCGGCGCGAGGCCGTACCGCGGCGCGAGTGGCGGCATGGCCTGCTCCCGATTGACGAGCTCGTGATGGACCCCGCCGGCCGGTCGCGCGGCGCGGACGGGCGCAGCGTCGCAGACCTGCTCGCGCTTCCGGCGCCTGAGGGCATCGGCATGCGGCCGATTTGGGAGACCGACCCGGCTCGGCTCGGGGTGCTTGACGGTATCGACCGGGTGAATATCGCGCTGTATCGGCGCCGGCTCATGTTCGCTGCGCCGATGATGCAGGCCGGGTTGACGGCGCACCCTGACCGGCGGACGTTGGCGCGGTGTCTCGTCGGCTACCGTTTCGACCCGCGGCGGCCGGGCGAGCCGTTGAAAGACGGGCGGTCCGACCACGGGGCGGACGCGCTCCGGTACTTGACGCGCCGCGTCATGTGGGGACTTGGCGCCGACCTCGCGGCGTCGGTCCGCGTCCCGCAAATCGAATCGGCCGAGCTTGCGCATGCGCTCATGGAGCGGTAACGGCGCCTCGCCCGGCTCCATCTTCAATTCCTGCGTTGGTGAGGCCGGGCGCTTCTTTCTGCGCAGTCGCTTGCGCATGTCACGGAGCAGCGTTACCGTGGCGCCATGCCCGACCCCGCACGCGCTGCAATGCCCGAGACGCCCGCCGGGACGGTCGGCGGGCAGTCCGCGTTGCAGCCCTACGGTGCGGCCTATGAGCACGCCCGGCGTCTCACGGCGCACGCTGACCGGGTCGCGGCGCTCCTGAAGTGCCGGACCCATTGGGCGGTGCAGTCGGGCGAGCAGATTTGGCGCGGGCTCGTGCACGTCGCCAATTGGGACGTGAAGGCGGCCGACGACTCGCCGCAGGCCGAGCAATACCGGGCGCACGCCGCCGCATGCCTTGGAATCGGCGCGACGTCGCCTGTCGGGTGCGTCTGGCGCGACCGGGTGGGCGAGACCTTGACGGCGGCGCTCCTGGGATTCGGCCTATGGGAGACGTGGGCCGAGCAGGTCGGCGGCGTCTGGTACACCCGCGCGGAGTCGCGACACCAAGGCTCGATTCTCCGGTGGGTCGTGGACCGCGCCGGGCGATTGCTCGCCGCGGAGCAGCAGGTCCCCGGCGCCTTCTACGGCGGGCATGCCGTGATTCCCATGTCGGGCGCGCTGCTCGCGACCTACGGGGCGCAGGCGGCCGACGACTTTAGCGGCGTCGGCCTGCTCCGCGCCGTCGAGCCGCTGTACCGGGACTCCACGTCGCTCTCGGCGCAGTATGCGGCCGGGGCGCAACGGTGGGCGACGCCTACGCCGGACGTCACGATTGACGACGAGATTGCAGCCCGGTGCGGGATTCAAGTCACGCCCGAGTGGATTTCGAGCGAGCTCGCGAAGTGGGCGGCGGTCGCCCGCGACTACACCGTGCACGAGCGGGCATACATCGCCCGTCCGCCCTGGGTCAAAATGGGCGTATACGGGGCGGACGTGACCGGCCTGGCCGAGATGCAAGCGGCCATCGACGCGGCCGACCGGCGCATCCTGTCGGTGTTCTATGGCCAGTGGTTGATGCTCGGGACGTCGGGGTCCGGCGGCTCCTACTCGCTCGGCGAGACGCAAGTGCAGGCGGCGCGCGACCACGCGCAGGCGCTTTGCGACTGGATTGCGCGGGTCTGGCAGGACTTCATCGTCCGCGCCGTGGAGTGGGAATTCGGGCCGGTTGACCCGGCGCTGATTCCGCGTTTGCAAGCGGACGGGTTGGGTTCGGATGCGTTTGTTGACCATATATCGAGCCTGTACGGTATGAGTCTAGGCGGGCTCATCGTGCCCGACGCGGCGCTCCGCGCTCGAATCCGTGCGGCGCTCGACATGCCGCCGGAGGACCCCGGGACGGCGGCGCGCACGTCGCCGGTGCCCGGCCAAGTGGTATTGCCCGCGGCCATGCGGGCAGGGGGGACACCATGAGCTTGACGCTCCCGACCCGAGACGGGCAGGGCTTGACGGCATTCATGGCCGAGCTTGACGACGCCGCGCGCCGGCTTGTCTACCTCGCGCCACGTCCAGATGACTGCTATGTCTGCGTGGTCGGCGACACCGTGACCGGCGGCGATATGGTCGTGGAGGTCCGCGATTGGTCTGGCGGCGGCGGCGATGCCTGCTACCGCGTGACCTACTCGCGGGGCGACGATGGCCGTATCGTTCTCGGCGAGCCCGAGCGGGTCGAGGAGCGGCGCACATATGAGCCGGTCGCGGCGCCGCCGGTGTCGATGGCGCGGGCGGTGTGCCTCGAATCCCTGCCCGTGCACGCGCCGCCTGTCGATGGCCTGACGCGCGGGCGCCCGGTGCAACTCCTGCGGCCTGGCGCGGTGTACGACGCGCGGACGGGCTCCAAACTGCTCGACGTGACCGATGAAGTCTGCGGCGCCATTGCGGCGACGGCGGCGGCGCTCGGGTTTGCGGTCCCAATCGACATGGGTCACGAGCTCGCCGCGTCCGGCGACGGCGCCGCGCTGTACGGCCGAATCGTGGAGGTCGAGGCGCGACCCGGCGCAGGTCTGTGGGGCGTGCCCGAGTGGACCGCGAGCGGCGCTGCGCTGCTCTCTGAGGCGCCCGGCCTTTATTACCTGTCGCCCACCCTGCTCGCACCGCCGATGCACCCGCAGACCGGCGAGCCGATGGCCGGGCGAATGCTGCATTCGGCGTCGCTCACGGCGACCCCGCGTCAAGACTCTCTCGAATCCCTGGCGCTTTCGCGCCGGAACCACGGGGCAATCGCCCCCACGTCACAGGAGGGCCGCATGGCCGGACAGACGGGGGCGCCCGCCCCGAATCAGGGCGAAACCGTGACGCTCTCGCGAGCGGAGCACGCCGAATTGCTGCTCGCCCGCACGGAGCGCGACGCGGCAAAGGCCGCGGCGGAAGCGGCGCAGGCCGAGACCGTGACCCTGGCGCAGCGGCTCGATGCGGTGGAGGCGCGCGAGCGCGCCGCCATCCTCGCCCGCACCGTGGACGATGAGGTCCGCGCGGCCGAGTCCGCGGGGCGCGTGGTCCCGGCGACCATGCGGCCGGTCCTGCTCAAGCTCGACGCGGCCGACCGCGCCGTCATGCTCGCGGCCATCCCGGCGACCCGCTCGACGGCGCCCGTGAGCTCGGGCGGGACCCCGGTGGACGGCGAGACGGCGACCGTCAACATGCTTCGCATGGCCCGCGAGAAGGGCCTGACCATCGCGCAGGCGATGGCGGGAGGTGCGGCGTGAAGTTCACGAAAACGTATCTCGCGAAAACCGGCGTAGACCTGAGCGAATCCGAGTGCCTCTTCGTGAAGCATGACTCGGGCGCCAATCTCGCGGCGGACCCGCTCATCTCGGGCGGCGAGAAGCACATCGGCGTCATCGACCAGGGCGGCGGCAACACGGCGGGCCTGCCCGTGACCGTGGTCGTCTGCGGCCTGGCCAACGTCATGGCGGGCGAGGCCATCGCCATCGGCGACATGATTTCCGTGACCGCGGCCGGAAAGGCGCAGGTCGCGGCGGCCGGCGAGTTCATCAACGGCCGGGCGCTCGAAGCGGCGAGCGGCGACGGCAAGCTGTTCCTGGCGTTCGTGCACCCCGCGGTGCCGTACGTTCAGGACACGTAAGGAGGCTGACCAATGGCAAGCACCAACATCACGTCGGGGCGCGTCAGTCCCATCATCTCGGAGCTTCTGCTCACGGCCGCGCAGGGCAACGCCGGGCGCTACCTCGCCGGCATGCTCCCCTGCAACTTCCAACTGGCGAGCGGGTCTCTCTTCAAGGGCGACCTCCGGACGCTTCCGACCGCGCAGATCTTCGGCGACGCGCGAGCGGTCGGGACCGGCATCCTCAAGCGGCAGGCCGGGTCGGAGTACCACGACTTGAGCCGCGCCCGCGCGTTCTCGACGGTCTCCTACGAATGCATCGAGCGGGCCGCTCGGGTGTTCGTGGACGACCAAGACCTCGCCCGCACGAGCGATTCGGCCATCGCCGGCCTGAACATGCGCCAGTCCCGCGCGCTCCAACTCGTCTCTGGCCTGCTCGACGACCTCGAATACGACTGCCTTGCGGCCGTATTCAACACGACAAATTTCCAGAATGCCGCTGTCGGCGCCCTGACAGGCGGCGCGGGCGTGGCCTGGAATGCAGCGGGGTCGTCGCCGAGCCGGGACGGTGTGGCGGTTCAGAATCTCATCCGCGCGCAGGCCGGCGGGCAGGCGGATTACGCCGTGTTGACCTGGGACGTCGCGCAGGCGCTTCGCTATCATCCCGAGACCATCAACGTCTCGCGGGTCACGAGCGGCGCGGCGAGCGTGAGCACGACCGTCCGCACGATGGACGAAACCCTCGCGCTGTGGGCCGAGCGGTGGGAATTGCCGCTCGGCGTGTTCGTGGTCAAGGCTCTCTACAACTCGGCCAACCCGGCAAATACGGCGTCTCTCGCCGAGTTCCAGACCGGCAAGGCGGCGTTCCATTGCGCGGCCGGGCTCAAGGGCGCGGTGCAGGTACAGGACAACGTGGACATCGCGGGCGGGCTGGTCTCGCTCGTGAATCTTCAGGAGTCCGGCTACCGCGGGTATGAGGACCCGCAGACGAACCCGCACGGCATTCAGCTTGCCGCGAAACACTCCTACGCCTACACGGCGGCGGGTGCGTCGGCGGCGACGCGGCCGGCCTACATCATCACGGGCGTAGTCTGATGCGCTACCGTTTCGCTCCCGAATCCGATGCGACGAGCGCGGCGGCCGGGCCGGGTAGCCTGGTCTCGATGTTCGCGGGCGAGGTTTACGACCTCTCCGACGAGTGGGCCGCGCGAATCCTCGCCATCGTGCCGGGGCGGGACGGTGCGCCATCGCTCTTGCCTGTCGATGAGGCGCCCGCCCCGCCCGAGCCGAGCGCGCCTGCGGCGCCCGTCAAGGCTCGCGGTCGGAAGGGTTGACCGTGGACGCACTCGACCTCGCGGACGCCGTGGGGCCGGGCGCGCTCATGCTGGCGGCCGTGCCGCCGGCTCTGGACGATTTGCTCAAACGTCGGGTCGCGATGGGCGACGCGGCGTCTGAGGAAATCGCCCGAGTCCTACAAGAGCTCATGCGCAAGGTCGAGCCGCGCGTGCGGTCGTACCTGCGACAAGGGGACCCACGCGGCATTATTCAGGCATCTGACCTCGCGGACATGGTGGACTTGCTCCGCGCCGTGACCGACGACGCCGGGCGCCCGCTGCTCGAAACCGCGCAGCAAGAATGGGTCGATGCGCTCGGCGACCTGGCCGCGCAAGTGGTCAAGGATGCGCGGGCGGCCGGAATCAAGGTTGACCCGCTCGACCTCGAAGCAATCACGGCGGCGACGCGCGGGCAGTTGCGCAACGCCGCGTCTGCGTGGGACGTGCGGGTGGTTTACCCGATGGCCGACCGCATGTTGTCCGGCCTGACGTCGGGGCTTTTGCTCACGGACCCGACCGGCGCGGCGTCTTGGTCGTCTGCCGGGCTTGCGGACGTGACCGTACGGGCCGTGACCGAGCTCCGCACGGAGACGGCGGCCTTTGACCGGGTGGTCGCCGCTGAGGTCGCGGTGCGCGCCGACCCGACCGGCGACGACTTGCGATGGATCTACTCAGGACCTCGCGACGGGCTACAGCGCCCGTTCTGTGCGGCCGTGCACGATTTCTCGTGGACCCGTGACCAAGTGAGCCGGCTCGACAACGGTCAAACTGGGGCGTCAATCGCGGCGGTGTACGGCGGCGGCTACAACTGTAGGCATCAATGGGCGCAGGTCTCGCAGGCGCAGGCCGCGGCGCGCGGCCTGACCCCGGCGACCGAGGATGACGTGACCCGCGTTAATCTGGTCGGGTTGACGTCGCGATGAGGCGTAAGGTCATCATCGGCGAAACGGGCCGATTCCGGTGGCACCCCCCGACGCCGGGCATGGGCACGGGCGGGGCCGCTGACCTTGTGGTCTCGTGGCCTGGCGGCGCGCAGACTTATACGCTCACGGCGCGGGCGTCCGATACGCTCGCAGACCTCGCGACCGACCGGCGAAGTATCGAGGTGACGTGGGGCACCAGCGGCCAGCCGACCGACTGGCAAGAATGGATGCCGACGCCTGCGCTCATTCGCTCGGGCACGGGCGAGGCCGGCGTGCCGGTGTCGGTCCTGCGCGTCTACTCGTCAGGCGCGCTGACCGGGTGGCTTGAGCTCTCCGATTCCCTGCCCGTGGAGGTCGAGGTCGGTACGTGGTCGGTAGCATGGCTTGGCCACGTCTGCGACCTCGACGCCGGGCACGTTCCGTCAAGCCCGGTCCGCGCGGTCAAGTGGCGGGTCAGAGTATCGGCGCCTACCGAATGGGGCGCCCAATTGGTTTCGGTCGTGGACCGCGGCGTCCTGTCGGTCGTATATGCGCCATTCGAGACTGGCCTGACCGACGCGGTTCTCCGACGTCACGCGCCGTGGACGTCCGCCTACTTGACGCAAGGCGTGCCGTCGTGGGTCGGGGTCATCGGCGCGACCTTGGAGGACTTGGAGCGGCGGCTTGACCGTGCTCTGCCGGACGGCAAGTACGCCGACGATACGGCCGGCGCCCAATTCGAGCGGGCGCACGCGCTGCTCGCGCAGATCGCAATCTGCGATGAGCTCGCGGGCCGCAACATCGACCGGAGCGCGCTGCGAACGCAACTCGCGGAAGATTTCAAGGCTGAATTCGAGGCGGCCGTCCAGCACCGCGATTGGCTCGACGCGGACGGGGACAATGTTGTGAGCGACGGCGAGACCGGGCGAACGGCCGGCGTGCCTGCGCGCTCGCACATGACCGACTCTGCCGTCATCGACCTCGACGACGTGACCACGCCGGACGTCTACACGCGCCGCCGCGTGACGGATGACCGATGAGCATCACTGTCACCACGGTCGGGCGCGTGCCTACGGCTGCATGGGACCAGCAGGCGATGGATCGATATGCGGCCAA